GGATACCGTTTCGTTCAAATCGGATGCTGCTGTGACCATGCTGCCCAGCTGTCCTACAAGGGCAGAACCAGCTGCTACAGCGAATGCACCCTTAAGAAGACCACCGACCTTGCCGATGGACTTACCAAAGCCTGATAGCTGGTTGTCTACAGACTTGAGGCTGTTCCTGATGTCTTTTACGTCGCCAACGATGTTGACGGAAATAGTGTTTGCCACTGCATGTGTACTGCCCTAGGTACGTCCTCCTTACTTGATGATTCCGGCATCCTTGCCAGCTTTGATTAGGGCTTCTACCTCATAACCGGTGAGGTTCCGGACTTCTGATGGTTGAAGGCGGAATGCTACGACCAAGAAGGCCAGCTGTTCCGCCTGGTCTTCCATCAGGTCTTGTCTTTTGGGTCTTCGTCGTCCACCTGGAACATGTCAGTCAAAGCTGCCATGTCCAAGTTGAGTGCATCCTCAAACTTGTAGTCAGGGTTTGCACGCTTGTTGAGTACGAAGATGATTGCGGCGTATAGACGACCCTTAGGGATACCGTCTTGCCCCAGCTGGTCAATAGCCAAGCCAGATAGCGTTTCTACGGTCGCTACCTCACCAAGAGTGAGGGTGTTGATATCTACGTTCATGTTTGTTTCCTCCAAGAATTCATATTTAGTCCAAGCCAAGTGACCTGATTAGCTTGTTGAGTTCCTTTTCCACTACGTCTACTGCCTCGTCTTGCTTTTCTGCGACAGCATCAGTCAGGTAGGGATGTGGTTCGATGTTGTGTCCAGGCCATCCGTAGTGGATAACCCCGGCATAAACGACCTTTGCAGAACCTGCCCGGATTACGGACTTGTTCTTGGTGTTGCTTGGCTTGATGGTGGCGGCCAAAGCACCAGACTTCTTAGGCGCACGACCCTTAGCGACCCCGGCAATGAGGTCACCAGCCTTCTTGAATGCCGCCTTGAGGTCTTGAACCTCAACACCAAGCTCTTCAATAGACCGGACTGCTTCACGCAGTCCCTTAAGGTGTACGCCGCTAGCCATTAGGCAGTCACCCTGGTTGGTTCACCCTCAAGCTTGAATACGCCTTCAAACTTGAATGTTTCGCCAGCGGTTCCACCGATGTTGCCTGGCTTTGCGCCAACCTTTAGCGTTCCTGACCAGTGCGGTGCAGTAGCGGATGCTGTTCCACCGTATGGCTTTAGCAAATATGCGACTCCAGTGTCACCAGCGTTGTCCCAGATGTATGACCAAAGGGAACCTGTGCCGTAATCACTGAATGCCTCAAACTCTAGATTCCAGTTGAGTGCACCACCGTTTGCAAGGTCGGCAAAAGATGCGTCTGACTCGTCTGCTGCCTCGTTGGTGATGACTGCCTTTGTTAGGTCCATGTTGTACTCAACAGAGTTAATCGTCAGACTCAACTGGGCACCGTCATACTTAGCGTGGTTAAGTGCCATTGTTTAAACCTCCTTCAGTTCAAACTCAGTGCGCATGCTGACCCTGATTGCGAGTGCGGTTGCACTCCCAGCGAATCCTTGGATAAATGGGGCTTCGATTGGGTCGATTTCCCAGACACGTTCGAACCCGCCGATTGCTGCCAAGACCTGGCAAAGCAACACATCAAGGGCGTTGCGCAGGGCTTCTGAGTCACCGCTACCAACGGCGATAGTCACCCTCAGGCGGGCAGTTGCCGTAGCTGTGAATTCCTGCCCTGCCTGTACAAATGTCTTTTCTGGAATGATGTCCAGATAAGGGTCCCCTCCATCAACAATCACCAATGGGACTGTGTAGAGGGAGTCAGGCCAGTAGGCAACAACGTTGGTCAAGCCGGCTGCTACCAACTGGTCCTTTACTTCATTTCTTAGTGCTACGAGTGACCAAGTCACAGGCCAATCACCATGTAACGGGCCAAAATTGGGTAAGCCCCGGCCATTGGGTCAAGACTGACCCTGATGACTACATCACCAACACCTGCGTACTGGCTTTGACCGTTTGGTGCCTGACGACGGTGGTACAGCGCCATGACTGTTTCCATAACAGCCCTGTCCTTTGCGAGGTCAGGAACCGTTGCTGTGCCAATGAACGTGGTAACCATGTCGGTTGCCTCGTCAATGCAGTCTTGGATGAACTCGTCAGAGTCCGTACCAATGTCGTTCTTGGCTACGTACGCCTTTGCCTTAGCGAGTGTGACCACCGTCGTCACCTCCCGTCAGGCAATCGTTGGCTTAACGAGTCCGTTAGCGTTTGTGACGCCAACAGCCATGTAGCCAAACAGACTGAAGTTCTTGGAAAGGTTGATGACGTTTTCGTCGTCAAGGCGAACAGGTGCACCGCTGTTTTCCCAAGATGTAACGGCTTCGGATGAAGCGACGTACATTGTCTTGGCAGCAAGACCAGCATCAACAATGACTGGCAAACCTGCGAGTGAACCGGCAAGACCACGAACGTTCAAGCTTCCTGGTGTGTTGGTGCCATCACCAGTGATGTTGAACAATGGTCGGTCAGTTGTGTCGGCAAGTGCACCAAGACGTGCGTAGACATCACGGCTGACCAAGATGAATTCAGCAACAGCGCCAACGCCGTTGTCCTCAAGCTTGGCAATACCGTCAATGACAGCGTTTAGGAAGTCAGCACCCTTAGAGGTAGCAAGAGTGAATGAAGTTCCTGTCTGTGGTGTTGCGCCAGTCATAGCTGAACGAACAGCTGCGTTGGTGACCTTTGCGTATGAAGCAGCCTGGAACTCAAGAACCTTTGCAAGGTAAGGAACGTCTGAACGTTCGATAGCCTGTCGGGTTAGCTGTGAGTATCCACCGTAGGTCTTGACTGGTGCCGTAGCGGTTGTGATTGCAACCTCTAGGTAAGCCAGGTCATCACCCTCAGCAGCCTGAACGGCTACGTCACCCGTGGTTGCGGAAACCTTTGGGTATTCGATGGTGTTTCCAGTTGGTCCAAGTGGACCCTTGCTGAATAGGTTTAGGACTGGACGACCGTTGTTAACGATACGTAGAAGTCCTGCCTTCCAGTCATTGCCAGTGTGTGAGTCAGCAGAGGTTGCGCCCGTGTATGCACGAACAACAGCCTTTGCAGCGTCATCACCCTTAGCCAATGCCTTTAGGAAGTCACCACCGTTACGGAACTGGGCTTCCTCCTTTGCAGGTGCCTCGCCAGCAACTGCGATTCGACGTTCTAGTTCCTCGTTAGCTGACTCTAGGTTCGCTACTCGGTTAAGAACCTCCTTAATATCCTCGGACATGTTTGTGTCCTCCTTCTGATTAATTTCCTCCCCAGTGCGAACCTGGGAAATCTGTGCACCGCTGTAAGCTGGGAAAGCAACAACGGAAACCTCCTTGAGTAGTGCCTTTGCGCGGACTACAACTCCGTCTTCATCCCGGTCCTCAACAGGGATGAACCCAACGGAAAAGTTCTTTAGTGCCTCGTCCTTCAGCAACTCGTAAACGTCGTTGCCTGCACGAGTGTTGGAAACCTTGGCTGTGATTTCGTAGCCCTGGTCTGTGTCGTCACCACTGATGACCCGACCGATGATTTCCCTGTGTTCGTTGAAAAGCTTTACGTCTGTGGACCCTTCAAAGACACCCCGGACAAATGACTCCTTGATGCCTTCAGCTGGGATGTCAACGACTTGTCCGTATGGGACGGCAAGTCCAGTAATGGTGCGTTCCTCAAGGTCAACAGAACGGACTTCAACGCTTCTGGTAATGACCTGAGTCATGCATCTGTACCGTCCTTAATTGGATTAGCTACTGGGTTAGCCGGCTGTGGCTTCAATGCGTTCAACTCAGCTGGCGTGAGGGGTAGCTTTCCCTCAATTTCCCTAACCTCGTTAGGTGTCTGCCATGGCTGCCCACCAGTGGAAATGTTGTAGGCCTCATAGCGAGTCTTTGTGTCTGCACGTAGCAAGACTTCGACCTTGAATCGGACCACCTGTCCACGGACGGTCAGGTCAGTGAAGGCTTCCTCAATTTCGCGCAAGTACTTCATCAGCGTGTACTTGACGAACTGGGTATCAACCATTTCAAGGTTGGTGTAGGTCATGCTGTTTCCTTCAACCCCGGCCAACATGTAGGTAGCTGGGATGCCGAACAGCATTGCAATCTGTGTGCGGTCGAACTGTCGTGACTCTAGGAACTGCGCATCCTTAGGGCTTAGGTAGACAGGCTGGTAGTTCCACTCACCCTCAAGCGCAACAACACCCCTACCCTTGTCCGCAATATTGGCGTCAAAGGATGCCTTAGCCTGTGCCAACTGGTCTGGACTTAGCCTGCTATTTGCGTCGCCGCTGTGTCGTAGGACTCCACTTGGGACTCCACCCTCACGGAACCAGTTGTCACCGTAGTTACGGGTATCGAGTGCACCGCGCAATTCGTTCTGGGCAACCTGGATAGGTCCGACACCCTTGTCATAGCCAGGTAGGCGGGTGTGCTGAAGGTGCTTAATCTGCCAAGCTGGGTAAGTCTTGCCACCCTCGTTATAGAACTTGTCACCCTTGTCGTTGTAGGTGATGTACGTTTCGTGAGGGTTCAGAACGATGATGTCGTCCCATTTTGCCTTAGGGCCTGTCTTACCCTTTAGGTGCCAGTAGGCATTGCCGGAAACGGCAAGGGACACCACTGTCTGCTGCAAGAAGGCAGACAAACTCATGTCCAAGCTTGGCTTGTCAATGAATCGTGGATACGTCTGGTCAGTCCAGAGGACTTCACCACCGTCCTTCCAGACACCTAGCGATAGCTGGCTAACGGCAGTTTCAAGGATGTTGATTGCCCTGTAGACAGGTGCAAGCCCAACCGCACGGTCAGGGCTAATAGCCGTTGGCACGGTTGGGCTTAGGTTGACAGCACTAAGTGGGTAGTTCGGAGTGCCCATAATTGGCAACTCGGAACGAACTACCTGTGGTTCATTGGAACCAATGCCGAAGTAGGAACCTAGTCTGCGTAGGAATCCTTTCTGTGAGTCTGTCATTCTGTATTCAATTATCCGGCACCAGTCTAAAGTTGTTGCATAATCACGCAACGATTCCTAGGCCGTAGTTTGGAATCTGGGCGTACCTGTCTGCCGCGTAGAGTCCGTAGCCTGTGGACATGACAGCATCAATGCCAATAGCCGGGGTCGCTGCCTTAATGACAAAGCCATCACCTGAGTTCTTCTTGATGGCTAGAGGCATCTGCTGTGACATGACGGCATCAGCATTGTGTCTGACCTGCCCGGTAGCTACCAAGGCATAGAAGGTGGCAGAGGCATTAGCCCTGTCCTTCTGGCTGCTAAAGACCTCTACAGGCAAGCCCTGACGCTTCAATTCCTTGCCCAGGTCACCCAGCTGGTAGCTGTCCATGACAAATCGGAATGGACGGTGCTTGGCGTGTAGTCCCTTGCAGACCTCAACAAGCCATTCAAGGTTTGGCTTACGAAGGCTGGCAACCATCTGCGTGTAGTAGTACTCACCAACCTTTGCCGTTGCTGTGATGGTCGCGTATTCCCAAGAAGGTGAACGGTCTACAGCAAAGACCAGACGTTCTGCATCCTTCGGAACCTTGAAGCCTGCACCCTTGTGCCACATGTGCATTGGGAACAAGCTGCCGTCTGGATTGCTGAATTGGTTGAACCTGTAGCGGCGTGCATGGTCCTCAGGCATCGCTAGTACCCGGCTGAGTTCCTGGTCCAGGTCCAGGCGTCCGCTGGCAATGGCTGGGTTGGCGTCTAGAAGGGCCTCTACGTCGTCCAGGCGGCATCCCTCGTCCGCGTACCAGAGGAAGGCACCAAACCGGCTGTCAGGGCTTCCTGAGGCTTCCTGTGCCCTGTCCAGCAAGTTCTTGAGGAGGGTGGACGTGTCATCACCAGCTGTCGTGATACCGAACACCATTGCGTCTGTCTGGGCAGAGGTACCAAGGACCATCTGTGACCACATTTCCTCGTCACAGAGGTGGACCTCATCGAACAGACACAAGGTGACTGGAATTCCATTTAGGGCATCTGGTTTGGCCGGCTTGACCTCGTACCTACCCGGCTTGTCTGTTCTGGTGATTCCTCGCGTGTGAGTTGTGGCTAGTCGCTTCAACAGCTGTGGTTCAGCATCAATGATTGCCTTGACCCGATTGAAGATGATTTGTGCCTGGTCACGAGTGGAAGCAAGACCAATGACGTATGGCGCGTGATGCCTGAACATTCCCCACAAGCCCAGCACAGCACCAATGACGGACTTGCCGTTCTGGCGTGCGATGTAGACCAGTACCTCTGTGTACCTCAGCTGACCCC